ACTTTATTCACAACTTATCAACAACAAATTTCAATCACAATCTAGACACAATTTCGAATCGAAGTAATATGACCTTAATTGAGGAAAGGAAAATATTATGAATATAGAAGATAGAATAGTTTATACAAACATTACATTAGGTTTAGGCATTGTTCATAGAAACGCACTTGAACGCTTAGAAGATTTATCAGTAACAACACCTTTTACAAAAGAAACTGAAAAAGAGTTTGATAAGTTAAAACATGGTATTAAATTAATTAACGAACAACTAGAGCATTATAATTTTTTATTGGAAAAAGGGTATGAAAAGCGTTCTTGAATTTATTGTTACTTGTATAGTTTTGTTTTTGTTTGGTGATAATTAACCAAATATACCACGCTTTTTTAATTTGAACTTTCTATTAGAATTTTTTATTTCTTCTCTAGCTAGATTTTTTTGTGCATCACTTAAACCTAAAGCATCAATAGTTTTAATAGGTGTTCTAAAGTAATCTTTATTTTCATCAAATTGATTTCTAATAGATTCGCTTATCATATCTGTTGTTTGTTCATCTTTTAAATCTAAATCTCTATTATCAGCCATGTTGGCAAAAGCACTTGGTTTTGAACCAAATTTATTTTCTAGTCTATTTTTATACAGGTCGTAACCTCTTTCGCCAAAAGTTCTATCGTTTGTATTAAATAAATTACGAGTCAATCTTACAGGTTCTAAAGAAACATTAATTTTATCTCTATAGGTATTAGGGTCTGTTACACTATTAACACTATCAGACATACCTTTCCTAATAATCTCAGGTGCGTTCATAACATTTTCACCAGCTTTTTCTAAACTGCCATCACCACCAAGTTTTTCTGCTACTCTTTTTTGAACAGCTTTTTTCATTATGTTGTTCATAGCACCTTGAGTTTTACTCATAATTAACTCTCATTTTTTTTAGTTTTAATTACTATTTCTAAATCATTATTACTAGGCATTTGTGTAGATACATTTACATGACCTGACGCACAACCAACTATCAGCAATATTGGTAATAGTGTAAATAATTTTTTCATTTCTTTCTCCTTTTTTTATTAAGGTATAATAGGCACATTTCTAGCGTCTAATATACTTTTGTTAAATTTTTCTTCAGCAGTCATTTCTTCCCATGATTTTTCAAACTCAGGGTAAGTTAATTCAACTCCGTATGTTAAAAGATAACTTTTAAACTTATTAAATGCTTCAGCTTTATTTCTTGGTGTTGATAATCCAGAAACATCTGTATTTAAGTTTTGACCTATTGTTAAAAGTCTTTCCATTTTTTTACTATCTAACAAAGCATCTTCAATAATTCTTTTTATTTGTTCGTTCTTTAAATTTTGCAACATAGCAGTAGCTAACTTAGTAAATCTACCAGCAATAACAAGACCAGCACCAGCACCAGTTGAAAAGTTTGTTGAGAAGTTAGCGGCCGCAACTCGAACAAAAGTATCAATCATACCATTTGTCGGGTCTATTTCTTTTAATGCTCTAAACAAATCAGGATTGTTTAAAGCACCTAAGTCTTGGTCATAAACTTTTAAAGCAGTATCAAGACTGTCTAATTCTTGTTTTGAAAATAAACCTGATTTTTGCAAAGTTTCTCTAAGCGTTTTATTTGCACCATGAGGTTTGTTCATTAAACTTGAGAAGTTAGAAGAAACTAAAACGCCTGGTGCTTTATCAGTAGTTTCAAAACCCATTCTTGAAATAGCTTCAACAATAGAACTTTTTAAACCCTTGATAGCTTCATCTGAATTTTTAAATTTCTTTGTATTATTAATAATATTCATAAGCTGACTTGCACCATTTTCTTGGTCTAATAAAACTTTTTCTAAAACAACGCTTGGATTTTCACTATTAATTATTTGTCCAAAATAATTAACTTCTTTTGTATTTGGTCTGCTACTTATTACAATTTCATTAGTAAACGGGTCTTTACTTACTGTATTCAATCCAAAAGCATTTTCTTGAAGCAGTCTAGCTAAAGTACCTACATCATTTTTATAATTATCAATAAGTTTTTTAAACTCAGGATATTTATTAATTGTTTTTTGATTTTGAGAAATCCATTGCGTAATAGCTGTTGGATTAAAAGTTCCTGTACCAGGGTCAAAAACATCATCAACCATTAAAGATAACATACCTTGAACACCTTGTTCACTTTTGTCTATTAATGCTTGTTGTTGTTTTAAATTTTTACCTGTTAAAGGTATGGCTGTTTTCAAACCTTCTTGTAGTTGATTTAATGAGAAAGGTGTTTTTTCAAACTTAGCTACACCTTGTTCAAGTAGTATTTCAGCTAACTGTGATTCTTCTTGCTGAAAAGTATTTCTACTTGTTTTGTTTACAATGTTATAAATAGTTTCGTTTCTAGTAAACGCATCATGTTTACCTTTAGTTTGAGCAACGGCTTCTTTTGCAAAAGCAAAACCTTTGCCAATATCTTCATTTAAAGCAACTCTTAAATCATACAGTTCATTTAATCTTGGTTGAAATAAATCTGGTCCTTTTTGTAGTTCTTTACTAATTTCTGCATCAATTAATTTTTTTAAATTAAACGATTCTTGATAAGTTATAGTTTTACCTTCATTAAGTTTATTAATAATTGTGTTTATAGGTTTTCTTAATGAATTATTGTATAGAGTATCGGCTGGGTTAGAATTAATTGCTTGGTTTTTAGCTTCTTCTAATGCTTTAAAAGGTNGTTTTGTTGTAACTTTAAAATTGCTTTCTGTTGCTTTCCATAATGCACTTTCTTGTGATTTAACATCATTATATATTTGTCTGACTAATTGCGTAGTTCTAGTTGATGCTTCTTTATCTGATAAATTAAACTCATCTTTCATAGTATTAAAACTAGCAGTAACAAAATCGTCTATAGTTTTTGATATATTTTCACTTTCCTCTTTTACTGCTTGTTGTACTGCTTCAGCATAACTCATACCAGTAAACTCTGCTTCACTATTACCAAGAATGTCTTGAATCCTTTGATTCATATTTGCTTCTCTTGTAGCTTGATTTTGTGCAAATCTTTTTAAAAACGCTTCATTGTTTTTTGCTTCGTAATTTGTAAGAGCCATTAAAGTAGGACTTTGAGTTTCAGGCACATCGCCTTTTTGACTTGCTATAAAAGATAGCTGACCAATTTCATTATCTATTTCACTAGATGATAATTTTGCAATTCTTTCGTTACTAGCTTTTATGTTTTTTAATAATTCTGCTGGGTCCTCTTTAGCAATTAACAATGCTCTTTCTAATTGTTTGTAGGCATATTCTTCAGCTAACGCTTGTATTTCATCATCTGTTTTACCACTTATACCTTTTAATTTAGAGTTGCTTCTTAAATGCAAAGCTATATTTTGCGAAGTGTTTTTTAAATAACCCATAACACCACCAACAAATTTTTGTTTAGAGCCTACTATATCAGGTTCAGCAAAATTACTTCCCATTGATTTACCTGAAAAGCCTTTCCCAAATTCTTGAAAAAAACCACCTTCGCCTTGTATAGCGTTAGATAAACCTCTAATTGTTCTACCTATAAGACCAGCATCACCTGTTCCTAAACTTCTTTGTAAAGACCTTGTAATACCTGTTACACCTTGTTTAGTTAATTCAGGAGCAACCCCTGTAATTAATGTAGTAGCTAAAGGTAATGTTTCAACAAAACTTCTTGTAATGTAATCAGGTACTGTTTCAGGATTAGCAATATTTGGATTTTCAAGAGCATCTTCTCTTAATGCCATTCCTCCTGCATAACCAAGTCCAGCAGTAGCTTCGGTTGCCATTGCTGTTTTAGGATTCATAGCAGTATATCTTCTCATAGGCTCTGTGATACTTGTTAAATAACTATCTTTGCCTTGAGTAACATTTCTATTTGAATTTCTAAAAGCAACTGGTGGTTTATACCCACTTGAAGTAGGTAAAGGTTTTGCAAAAGGATTTGTAGGATTCATAATAAATCTATTAAATGCAAAAGCATAAGGTACAACATCTGCACCAAACTCACCAACTCTTGAAGAAAAATTAGTAGGCAATGTTCTTTCGTCAACATTACCATAACCAATACCTGCTTTATCAAAAGCAAAATCTTTTAATCTACCACTTAAAGGTGCCCCTTGGTCATCTAAATCAAAATAATCAGTATTAAAAATTTTGTTTAAATCTCTTTGAATTAAATTAGGTGCTGATTGACCAAAATCTAAAACACCACCAACTTGGTCCATAAGTCTTTGATTAAAACTTCGTAATCCTTGCATATTTAATTGTTGATTATCCATTCTTTGATTTAAAGTATTCCCAATACCAAATAATGCTTCTTGCGTATCTTCATCAATACCTAAATCATCAGCAGAATCTAATATACCAACTATATTATTGTAATCGTTTAAAAGTAGTTTTTTCGTCTTGATTGTATATATCATACCCACCACCATAACTACCATCAATATTTGGTTCCATATCAAGATATTTATATATTTGCCCTAATTTTCTTTTCTTATCTGTTTCTGATAATGCCATTATTTATTGCTCTTATTATCTTCGTTGTAAACTAAATCTATTTGTATTTTTTTTTCTTTTTTTGTTAAAATCATCTAAACCTTTTATAAGTTCTTCAGTACTTGCATCTGATTGAACTATATTTATTTTATCTTGAATTGTTGGGTCACCAGTTTCATACGCTTTTGCCAACATGGCTCTATTTGCTAAAATAACATTAGGTAATTCAGCAATTCTGGCGTTATATGCCTGAAGTTCTGAAGCGTTTACTGCCTGTTGTTCACTGTTTGTTGGTGGTGGTGAATTAATTAATTTATCTCTTAAATTTACAGCAGACTCAAGTTGTTTTGTTAGTTCAGCTTCCCAAAACAACATATCGTTTACATTTTCTAAATCTGTTTTTTGTGTGCCTGGTATTTTAGGTTTTACATCATCATCAATAAATGCTTTTGATATTCTTTGATTTTCACTACCTGTTATTTTTCTTTTAACTAAAAGAATATAAAGGTTGATAAACTTTATCTATAATGTTTCCAGCTTTTTTAGACTTAGGAAACATTGCTCTTAAAAGAGGATTCTGAGTACCCTTTTCAGTATAACCTCTAAACTCTTGGTAATTAGGGCCAAAAAATTGTAAAGGTCTTTCACCTTGACCGTAAGCACTAAAAGGCACATCAGGTAAATCCAATTGATATTTGTTATTATAATAATCAAAATTTCTAATAACTGGTTTACCACTTTCAGTTCTATTTCTGCTATCAAATCTTACATCTTCAAGTTTATCTATAATAGATTGATTGAAAACATCTTCAGCAACACCAGAAGTAACTCTTTTAAAAATATCAGGGTCAGTACCTGCCATATTTAATGGTTGTATTATTCTTTCTTGGTTTGTATCTAAACTTCTAAATCTATCAAGAAAGTTAGGAACTTCTACATCAGAAATAACTCTATATCTTACATTAGGATTTTCACTTTGTAGCTGTGCCAATCTATTGCTTAAACCTTGTGAGCTTCTTTCTCCTGTATGAACTACAGTTCCAGAATCATTAATAATACTTTGTGCTTCTGCTAGTGTATCTTCTTTACCAGCGGTAATTTTACTACTATATATATCCCCAGGACCAACAATATCTACTTTTTGCGATACTGCACCTCTAATTAAATCACTAGGATTTAATATACTTGGCCCTGGAATATCAGCAGGGTTAGATTTACCTGTTGTTACATTTGGTGAAAAACCAATATTAGGGTTAGGCATTCCTGCATTATTATTGCTACTAGGTTCTGCCAATCTAATTAATTGTAAATCTTCTAAAAATTTTCTTCTTCTATCTATAACCATTTTTTACCTCTAACCAAATAGTGTTGAGAAACTGCTCTCTTTCCCTCTTGATTTCATAGGTGTTGGGAATCCTTGTAATAAACCACCTAAGAATTGTGCTAACATCATTTGATATTCTTGTCCTTCTAAGAACTGTTGATAATCAAAATCTAATTGTTGTTGGTCTCTTGCCGTTCTTCTATCACCAATATCAGTCATAGCACCGTATCTGCCTAAAGCTGATTCTGTAACACCAGAAGCTAAATCGGCCGCTGATAATAAACCTTGTTGATTCAATGCGTTAGCTTCAAGACCAGCACTTTGATTTGCCATACCGGCCTGTAATGATGATGATTGATTGGCTAAATCTGCTTCAAGTTGATTAGCTACATTCTGTGCTTGAGTTCGATACTTGTTGTCAACATTTGCTTGTGCAACTCTAAACGCATCTTCTTGATTCATACCTTGTGCTTGTAAATCTCTAGTCGCATTTGCTAATTCAATTTCTCTTTGATTGGCTTGATTTGCTAAAGCTGATTGTTGTTGCATTTCTGTATTAAATTGACCTAATGATAAATCTCTAGCTTGATTTAATCTTTGTGCTTCCATGGCCGCATCTAACATTGATTGTTCGGCCGCTAAATCAGTAGCTTGATTTAATCTTTGTGATTCCATTAAATTAGAAACATTATCTCTTTGTGCTTGATTTAATAAACCTAAGTCTTGTGTTGCTAATTGTGAAGCTGTGTTAAAACCTTGTTGACCTAATAATGCACTTTGTTTTGCTATTTCTGATAATGCTTTACTTTGTATAAGACCAGCTTCTACGCCTTCTCTTGTTCCACCAAAAGCACCAGCTTTTATGGCTCTATCTTGTAATTGTGATAATGACCTATCTCTACCCTCTAATATGTCATTTATAGTAAAATCTCTAACATATTGATTGTAAGGATTCATATAAGGGTCTAAAGAAGTTTCTGCTAAAGTTTGAGGTGCTATTGTTTCAGGTGCACCAATTCTTTCAATATCAAAACCTCTTTCTAAAACTTCTCTTGCTGTAATATCATCTGGGTCTGCAACTCTTTCGCCTACAACATCTCTTGAAGAAACATTTGTTCTAGCTATTTCACTTGGTAAATCAATTAAACCAGCGGCAACATCTCTTGAAGATACTTGTTGTGGTGTAAAATTTGAAGCGTCTGACATTCTTCCATATAAGTTGTTCAGTCTATCTGTTTCTGCAAATTGATTACCACCTAAAAACTTTAACGCTTCTCTTTCACCAATTGTTGTATAAGCATCTGGTTCAGCAAACCTAGGGTCTTGGTATTCCTCATATTCTTTAAGNCTTTGACCCATAATAGGCTGTCCATATTGACCTACTCTACCAGTATCGTATTCCTCCATTACAGCACCTTTACCTATGTTAAAGGTTTCTTGCATCATCTGTCTGATTGCAGGGTCTAACTCTGAACTTTGACTGCCTTTTGATTTACCCATTTTTTATAACTCCTTGTCCAATGTAAAGAAAGTTGGATTATAACCAACATCTTTAAACTCTCTTTGCCAACCTTTTCTTCCTGTTAAAGTTGTATATTTGCAACCTACTTCTCTTGCTTTATTTTCTAGTATTGGCATTATCTCTTTTATTTCTTCTGTGTTTCCACCAGCTAAAAAGCCGTGTAAATTATAATACTGTGGAAATACATGAACTTCAGTAATAATGAAGGAGTTTCCTAAAGAATGAAAAAACATTTCACCTTTGGCTATACTTTGTCTTACATCATCAAGAGTATGACTGTTCTTTCCATAATCTAACGCTTTCTGTATGCTTTCGCAACATTTTTCAAAATTTTCTATATTCATATCGTACTCGCTGTTATGTTACCTGAATTATCTACTGTTATATTGTATCTAGTTCCATTAGGTGATTTCAATATTAATCTTCCGTCATTAATGTTTATATCAGTATCTTTCTTAAAATTTTTTTATCTTCTTGCTCTAAAGTATTATTTGTTTGTTGAACAATGCTTGAATTGTATTCTTGAGTTGGTAATGGTAATCTCATTATCCTCTACCTCCACCAGCTCTTACAAATATCTGCATATTACCTACTCTCCAATCTGAGTTTCTTGCTGTTTCAACTCTAAACTTTACTTCTCTTGCTGTAAAACGAACATCAGTAGGATTAGCTAAAGTAAAAGAACCGCTACTAGGAAATGTTGTTTCTGTTCCTGTTGGATAATTTCTAACTTTAAATTTAGCAGAAACATCTCCTAATGTTTTTTCGTCTGGTATTATTTGTAATACATTCATCAACTTACCACTTGGTTGGTCAAGCTGATAAGGGCCTGATTCAGCAAAAACTCCTGTTGATTCGCCTGTATATGAATACCCTGTTTCGTGTTCATATAATTTATAATCAGCACCAATCATCATAGGATTTGTAAATGTTCCTCTATCTTCTGCACAAGTTCTAGCTAACTCACCAACAATCCAATGATTGTCTTTATAGTTCCACGCAACATATCTGTTGTTTTCTGTGCTATCAGAACTAGGATAAAACCACCATATTTCTGAACTAGCAGAATTATTAAATCCATAAACCTTGCTTTTTTGACTAACATTATAATCACTAAAAACATAATCACTTACATCACTAGCTAATGGTTTTACAATGCCGTCAAAGACAAAGAACTGTCCGTCTGAAAACCAAGCGGCAAAAGTATCGGTTGCAACAACACTATTTGTTGAAACGACACCACAATTAGAGCCAACTCTTTCAAAAGAATACACAAATGGTAAACCTACATAAGTGGCTGAATGAGCATCAATCGTTGATAGTAAAAGAATTTGCCCTTTAACTCTAACTGCTGTTTGTAACTTACCATTACCATTAACATTAAAGCTACCTGTTTGATTTGTAGCACTTGGAGTCCAATCTGTATTATCTTCTAAATCTGACCATTGAACTTTTTTAGGGTCGTCCACCAGCACCAAGAACCATTAATGCTCTTTCTTCAGTAACAATTAAAGATTGTATGCTTGTCGGACAATTAGCTATAACTTGTGCCGGTGTTCCTGACGATAATTGCCACTCATAGGCTTTTCCGTCTGTTGTGCTACAACCAACTAAATATTGACCCCAATTACTCTAAAAGACCAAGTAGTGCAAGGTTGAAACAAACCGCTATCAGGTCTTTGTGTTCCATAATTAGAAGAACCAAAAGTATAATTACCATATCCTACACTTTGCGTAGCATCATCTGTTCCTGTAGTAAAACCAGCTGGAGTTATGTCGTATTGTGTTCCGTCAATAGTGTAAGCATAAAGTTTATTAGAAGTGCCTACAGCTAATCTTCTGTTACCAGCGTTATCAATCCAAGATAACATTCGTCTAGCTTTCCCTGTTTTTGTAGCTGTTCCAAATTGACTCCAGCCCTTAATTGGTTGCATAGCATTATTATTCCAACGAACCAAGTTACAATCATACCAACGACCTTTTGATTGTAGTTCAGTTCCGTTTTTATAAACTCCACTTGGTATATCTAATTCAACATAAGGCATTATTCTTCATCTCTGTTATCTTTTAATTTAGCTACTTCTTGTTCTAACATTTCTATTTTCATATCTTGTCTAGCATCATCTGGTAAGCTCCCCATTTCACCTCTTGGCCATTTAATCCTAAATTCACTATTTAACTCTATGTCTTTCATTTGTAAGTCAAGTTCATGTTCTATGAAGTTTAGTCTTTCAGAAACGCCAAAATATCCCCATACTGCTACTGCTACTGTTCCAATTATAGCAATTAAATTTCTTAGTGGTATTGCTATAACTGAATTATCTGAAACATTTAAACTTTTTTCTGCCATTATTATCTCTTATATTACTTTCTCATTTTCTCTATTGCTCTACTTGAGAACCAAAAACATACAACTGAACTTAATATACCTACATCTGTATCAGAATATATCTCTGGTAAAAACTCATGTAAATCACCACCATTTTGATATATTTGAACAACTGCTAAAGTCTTTGCAGTTAGATACAATCCTAATATTGCAAAGGTAACTGTAGGCCTTACAAGACCACTTAAATTAACTATCCATTTACTAGCATTGTTTTGAATTGTTTGACTGTGCTGATATACACCTGATATTTCGGCTTCATCTGCTTTTGCTTTAGCTACAGTAACTTTATGTTTAGCGGCCATTTCCATTAAAGCTAACTCATGTTTTTGTAAACTTTTTTGTTTGAAGTGGTCGAGTACAGCGGGGAGTCCTGAACTAGCGAATCCTAATAAAGAGCCAATTAAACCGAACATGATTCTAAACACCTCTCAAAACTTTGTTTCATTATAGACTTATCGTAAAAATGTGCTTCAGATAATTTATGTGTTTTTGTTTTTATTTCATCAACTAGCTTAAAGATTACTGTTTCATGGTCTGAACCAAATAAAGCGATAATATCTGCATCTTCTTTTGTGTATTTTCTTTTTTCACCACCAATGTTAGTAGCAAAATTATATCTAGGTTTACCACCTTTTTTTCTATTGTAATCTCTTGAGAGAGCAGATTTTACTTGAATACGAATAGGTCTTTTTTTGTAATTAACAATTACATCATAACCTTGCGTATCAACAAAAGCTGTTTGATAACCAAATTTTTCAAGAATGTAACACACAAACAATTCTCCTATTCTTCCTTTTTGTCTATTGTTATTCCCCAAGCATTTTTCCAACCATTGTGGCGGCGGCTGCCGATATACCACTTGCTGTTAAAAAGATACCTATAACAATACCTTTACCTGACCTCATTTGCCCTTCAAGAGAATCAAGTCTTGTATTTAATCTTGTTACTTGCTTTTCAAGACTTTCGACTGCTTCTATTAATTTACCTTGTTCAAGTTCAGATAGACCACTCATAACAATTACTCGTCATGGTCGCAGTCATAATGAACATTGTTAAAGTTTAAAGCTAATATCTTTAATACTTTTTTAGCGTCATCTGGTAAAAGACTTGTAGGAACAAAGCTACATACTAAAGATGATATTGTTACCACACTTGTTAAAATTAATAATAGTATAGACATTTAAACTCCTATTCGTCTGGTTGTTCTGGGAAATCAATATAGGGAAATCCTGATTGCTCTGGGAAATCTCTTAATGATTGTCTGTATGATTCCATTTCTTCAGATAAAGTTCTATCAGTAAGAGCGTAATGGTCTGTATTTTTTAACAGTTCATCTCGTTCTCTCCTTTTACTTGCTTCATCTGAAAATTTTTCATCATCTGTCTTACTTTTTACAGACCAACCTAAACTCCAATTTCCGTCTGCATAAGAAGGGGTATCTTCTGCTACCGCTCTTTTATCATTGGAAACTTCAGGTCTAGCTTCGTTAGAAACAGGATAAACTTTATATGATTGTAAAAGTGAATCCGTTATTTCACTAGGAAAGCTAGTGTTAGGATTGTCTGTTTTAAGTTTTTGAATAGAGTAAGGGTATTCATCAATAACACCTCTACTTTTTTCTTTAACATGACTCATTTTTTTCTCCTTTGTTTTAATTAATTAACTAACATTTGAACCAGAATATAACTTAGTCCAAACAGCATCTTCTCTTAAATTACAATATTTATGGGCTTTGTTGGCGTGTTCTACAGGAAAATCAAACTCTATTGTAGAACCTACTTGTCCGTTAGTTGCATCAAGAACACGAATTTCCCACCTTTGATTGCTTGTGGCAAAATTAGGACACCACATACCGACATATCCATTATCATTTATTCTTCTCATATTTATACTTGGAAGTTCGTAATTATTAGTAGGTGTTCCTGTATAAATGTGTGCAGTTGCTCTGTAACAAACATCTGAATAATCTGTGTTATCTCCACCTGACGCATAAGCCATTGATTGACCACTACTCCAGCTAGTTCCTGTTTCAACATAACCAAGATTATATGCGACTGAACCATAACCTACATTGTATAATCTAATAAATCCCCACATACCTTTTACTCCGTCTGAAGTAACTGATGCTTGTTGTTCGTAATCAAAAGTCAGGTTTCCTGCTGTGGCAACAGTCAACATAGTTCCATAATCCAAAGGTGAAGTTATTGTTGGTGCTGGTGGTTTTTGAGATGACACATTACTAGAAGTAATTCCCATTGAATCTCCTGTATCACCACTAACTGCGGCCATAGAAGTTTCGCCATTATATGAAGCCCAATTTTCATCAAAGAATTTTTGCATTGATAAACCTGAACATATTCTAACTGCCGTTCCTCTTGAGTAATTAGAAGTTGGGCCAAAAAGATTACTTACATTTGATACACCTACAGGAGTGTCTTGGTCTATAGCGGCTGATTGTATTTTTACATTATAACTACTAGCCGTAGAACCCGATTGCCAAGCAATATAAACTTCTCCAGTTGCATACTCTTTCCAATTATGAAAACCACTTGTTGAATTGTAGTCATAATTAACCATAGCACCACCATTATAAAGAGCAGTATTGCCATAAGTCATTGATGCAAAATCGCCAAAAACTGTCGGTGTTGTTGTTCTATCNNTNGTAAAANTATAACCTTGAAATCTATTGCCTGAAGTAGTGCCTGTATAATTAAGATGTTGAAGCCAACCTAAAGTATCTGTTCCACCTGAACTGTTAAAATAAACGGGAGCTGAAAGGGCATAAGTAGGCCCATAAGTACCAGAAGTAAAGTTAGGTAAATCACCTGAATCGTAATAACTACAATCTCCTGTTTCTGTATCAATAGCCCAAACTCTTTGACTACTTGAAGCCATAACCCACCAAACATTTCCTACTTCACAATACCAACACAAATCTCCTCTGCCGTCTGTAGGAAAATAATATAATGGGTCGCTACTACTTAATGAGCTACCAATCTCTTTAGTCCAACCTATATTGCCTTCAGTATCGACTGCATGAAGAAAGACTTTATCACTACCAGAATTGTCGCTTTTTGTTTGAATAGGGTATTTTACATTCTCCAACACTACCACCACTACCAGCGGCAGCCATTATNGCTTTAGTTCCTGTTGTCATTTTTTACTCCTATTGTAAGTCTTGTCCTGATACAAAACCATACCAATTAGTTCCAGCATCGACAGTTAATAACACTATTACATCTGTATTAGATGATGATAAAGTAGGTGCTGTTCCACCAGCCCATTTAACAGCGGCACCCCATGCAATCGTGTATGCAGAACCCGTTATTTTTAGAACCATAGCGTAAGCATCTCCTGAAGTTGGAATATTACTTATAGTTAATGTTGTTATATTTTGTGAGGGTGTAAACTCGAACACATTTGCAGTAGCACAATCTAAAGTTAGTGTGCCTGTGCTTTGTGTAACTGCTGATTTTGTTTCTCTAGCACTTGTTGATTTTAAAGTTGTGGCTGTAACTGCACCAGCTACAGAACCACCTATTGTTGTTCCGTCAACAGTTCCGCCATCAATATTTGCGGTAGTTACAGTTCCTAAATCAGAAACAGTAGCACCATTAAAATTAATAGTTCCTGTGCCTGTTAAGTTTGTGGCTGTGATAGCTCCTGCTGTAGTTCCACCAATAGTTACTCCGTCAATCGTACCACCATTTATATCGACTGTAGTTACAGTTCCTAAATCAGAAATTGTTGCACTAGCGGCTGATATGGCCGCAGAATCAAGTGTAACAGTTCCACTACCTATTAGCGTTCCACCTACACTTAAAGTTTTTCCTGAACCGACTTGCAGTCCAACTGAAGTTCCTGAACCAGCATCGGCAAAAAGAGCATCAAGAGTATCTAAATCAGTATTTAATTTAGTTCCCCAAGTGTCCGTAGAAGCACCGACTTCTGGTTTAGTCAAACTCAGATTTGTTGTTGTTGTATCTGCCATTTGCATTTACTCCTTAAAAGTTATGCCGCTACCTTATAGACTTCAGTCCATGTTGTAGAAGCGTTTGGTTCATCAACCCATTTATATCTTGCACTAAAGTTTGTAGATGATTGAGCTGATATATTTGAAACATCTATAAACACTATTCTATTACATACAGCCGTTACAGTTGCTACTCCGTTTATAGGATATGGTAATCCTGTGAAAGTAACATTTCCAACGACTGTTAATGAAGAAGTTGCTTGGGCTGGTATTATTCCACCTCTTACTACTTGAGGTGTGATTGTAATACTTGATTGCCCTGTTGATACTGCTGAACCACTTGCAACATAACCAGCTGTAGCTGATACAGTTGCAACGGCATTAACAGTAACACTTGCATCTCGTATAGTTCCAGCTGAGTAGTTTCCGTAACCATATTCACCTGATGAATATGTATCTACAGGAACGGCAGCCGTTAAACTTAGACTTGATGCTGAAGAAATAGAAATTGTACCACTTTCGGTATAACCCCATTTCCCAAAAAGATTTGAACCATAATTACCTTGCCCGTAAGTTCTAATAGCCCTTTGGTTAAAACCTGAAGTCGCAGTAATAGTAGCACTAGCGTCTGTGTAACCCCAAACACCAAACTCATTATTACCGAATACTCCTTGACTATAATCTCTTGTAGGCATTTATGTCCTTATGTTAAATCAATATCTAAATCACCAGCGGGTACTCTAAATACATCTCCTGTTGAAATTGCTTTAGATACAGATAAAGTTCCTACTGCGTATAAGTTACCACTTGTTGAAGCGTCTAAAACTCCAATAGCTACGACTGTTCCGTAACTTGCTGTTGCTGTTGCATACTCTACAGCCGAAGTGTTACTAGATTGACTACTTGTTGTGGTAAAAGTAACTGTTTGTCTTGCATACCCTGTTCCAGAAGTTGAAACTTCAGTTCCGCCTGTTCCGTCATCACTTGGTGCTACAGTATATANNGCCAAATANANTGTTCCAGCGGGTGTAAAAGTTGTCCCTGAAAAAGTGTGGGCAAGAATTTTGTTTTCTAAATAATCGCTAAAACTCATTTTTTAATCTCCTTATTGTAATGCGGTTGCTTTTATTCTTAAAGTTGAATCGCCTACTCTTGCCTTTTGGTCTGCGATTTCTAAGTCCTTAACTAATTTCTGATACAAACTAGACCATACTGCTATTCTTGAATCATCTACTAGATATGGTGCTGATTGTAGCAGAGTTCCGTATAAATATATATCAGGACTGCTATTCATTAACCAATTAGTTGGGTTAGTGTCAGTTAAGTTAGGGATTTTACTATAGTAAGTTACTTCTCCTGTCAGCGTTGCTGAATCAGGAACAGGTAAAACTTCTAGTTCTTGACCTACTATTGTGTAAAATTTTGGTGTACCACCTGAGGTGTAAGTTTCTCTTAATTTATCAAGNTGTTCATTTGTTATAAATTCTAAAGTTACAATAGGATTTGACTCTATTACAAAGTCAACTGTTTGTAACCAATCGGCTGGTACAGCACTATATTGAGAATCAATCGTTGCTGTTGCTCTTTTAATCATTTTTCTATTTCGTATTTCTTTATTAAAACCAGCTTCAGCTAAAGTAATAAAATCTGGTATAGTTGTAGTTAAATCAGTTCTGTTAAGCCAATCTGCTACACTTGTTTTTAAATCTGAATAATTTACTAAAGCCATTAAACAGTTCCTTCTCTTGTTCTAAAGTATTTATTGTCTGGGTCATTTAGCCATTTTTTTAAAGCNTTAGGGTCATCTAAAATACCTTTAGCTTTTAAATCGTAATAAAGAACCATTGGTATTGAAGCGACTTTATTCCAATGACCATAAGGGTCCCTTTTATCGCTTAAATTAAGTTGCTCTTTATTATCTTTTATTATTTGAGTTACATCTTGTTCTCTACTTAAAACAAAATTGTGTTCTCCTTTGCCTGAAGTATCTTCTTCAAAAGTAAAGTTTTGTGAAATTTTTGTATCGTTATCGAAACTTATTAATCTTTTTTTGTTCATTTGTTTAGTTTAGGGGTAGTCGCAATCGCTAACTACCCCATTTTCCTATGTGATTTATGAAGCTGTTAAGTCAGCGGCCACGCCTAATGCGGCCTCGTTTTTAACTTTTAGTCCATATTCTACAAGTAACATTCGCTTCTCAGCGTCACCAGTTTTAGCTAAATCAATAACTTCTAGTGGTCGTAAGAAACAAGTTGCGTAGAACTCAGGGTCTAAGACATAAGCATCTCTTTCTCTTTGGAATCTATTAGGAACAATATTAACTGCTCCAAAGTCTGATACATAAATATCAGCGGCTCCAATGATAACACCAGCTTCAGGTTTTTTAACTTCATACCTGTTGGCGGCGATACCTGAGAATCCAGAAACGACTGTCTTATTGTGTGGTCCAACCATAAGCATTTTTGGTGTTCCACCTTGAGTCCAAACTGATTCTATGACTGCATCAAGAATTGAAAGAGTAAATGCCCTTCTGTTTGCTGTTGTGGCATCACCAGCGGCCGCATTGACAATACCACCAGAAACTGTCGGGTCTGTACCACCTGTGCCTCTGTCTGAGTTTGTTTTTAGCCATGCTGGAAGACCTGCTGTTTGTCTAGCTGTGCCAGTTGCACCACCTACACCTGCACTATTTGCGATAAGTGTAGTTTCTTGGTCTCTTTTTAGCTCTTGTCCAAGTTTAGTTATTTGATAAGCAAGTTCTGAAGTTCTACCTGCTTCATTAATAACTTCTAAGTTGTCAGCTAAGACANCAAGTTTTCTTGAAATGTTTGTATAGTTTCCTATTCTAGTAGTCGGATTGGTTGCTGGGAAGGTACTAATATCATCACCATCTATTTGATAGTTTGTAGAAGCGGCCGCTAGGGAATCAGTTTGCCACTCAAAGAAAGTGTTTCTAACTGTTTCTCTGCCACCGTTTGACATAAATGGTGTTTCTTCAGGAGAAATGTTATAAATGATGTTAGATAATTCTTCACGAATACCAATCGCTGAATACCTTGTAAAAGTATTTGCAATAATTGCCATTGTATTATCCTCTTAAATTAATCGTTTAACAACATGGAAATGGCCGATTGTGCGTCTTGCCATTGTCCACCTTTTTTTAATCTTGAGGTCGTTTTTTTATAAGCATCAGTTTTCTTAGGGGCTTTTTTGCTACCACTTCTTAGAACTTTTGTTCCGTTAGTTTTGTTTGCTCTTTTAACTACTTTGCGTTTACCTTTATTGTAAAGCATAGCATCTCTTAAAACGCTAACATGATTAGCTTTTACTAAAGCAGAAACTTCTTCTTCAGTAACGCCTTTCTTTAAAAGAAAGTCTTTTAATTCAGCTTTTTCTTTTGTAGCAATTTTTTCGTCTTTCCATGAAGGTATAGCCTCAGTTAATTTTTGAGATTCTTCAGTAAGCATAGTCTTATATTGCTCCATTTGTTCTCTTTGTTCTAACTGTGCCACTCTTTGCTGTTCGGCTTTAACAGCTTGTAACTTTTCAGCTTTTTGCTGTTGATAAGAGTTCCACTCATGTTGTTTTCTACCAGCTTCGATTGGGTCTTGTTCATACATTGTATTCCAATCTGGTTCAGGCTCTTTGCCTAATTCTAGTATTTGACTTTCTAAGTTCCCTAAGAGTTGTGCGTATTGATTACGCTCCTCTTGAACTTGTCTAGATTCAGCTACAAACTGCTTCTTTTCATCAGCAAGTTTTTGGCTTTGTCTAGTAAAATGCTGTTGCCTTGAATATCCATTTCTTAATTCATCTAAAGATACTTGCTCTAATTTTCCGTCAATCTTCACTTCAATTAATTCTTCTTGCAAGCCTTCATCTTCATCAATGTCGGTTTGTTCATCTGCATACAGTTCGGAATCTTCCTCATCTTCTAGGACTTCTTCATATTCTTCAGAAATTTCCTCAGTAGGTTCGTCTATATATTCCTCGCCAGATTCAACATCTTCAATAGGCGGCTGTTCTGACTCTGTTTCATTACTTACTTCTGCTTTATCGCCAGGGCGAGTCAGAATATCAGTAACTTGTTCAACGCTAGATTTTAATTCAGGCGATTCCTCAACTGGGTTTGTCGCTTGGTTCATATTAAACTCCTTTTTTGTTTTTTGTAATATTATCTGCCTTTATTTTTAAAATATGGGCGTTGTCTGCCACAGCCCATAGTTTTTCTTCCAACAAGTCAACTGCTTTCAAAAGATGAAAATATTGTTCTCTCTCTTGAGTAGCATGAGGTGAAGTTTGCGACCATGAAACATGGACATCTTGCTTCACACTTTCCATGACTGCTTGAAAAGTAGTGTCGTCTAAAATGCGTTTTGCATTTTTTCCGAAAATTATTAAATCGTCTATATGGTCATTGTTACTCATTGTCTTACTCTTGCCATATCGCTAACTAATTTTGATTGTGCTTTCATTTGCTCCCTATCTCTTTCAACTAATGCTCTAATAACAGTAGTTTCTACTTGAGTTCCATATTTTGCTTCAATTTCTGCGGCCTTTAGCATAATTTCAGCATCTAATTTATCTCTATCTAAATCATCTCTACGCTTCATTTCTTCAGTTTCTAACTGTATTTTTGCATTAGCTTTCGTCATATTAGCTTTTATTTCTTCGATTTGTACTTGAATTAACTGTTCTGAAACATCAGGTTTCTTTTGCATCATTGCTTGTCGTTGTTCAGGTGTCATTTCAGGAACTTCTTTAAAGAACATAGACGCATCTTTAAATCCAGCAAGTTCTACCATTTTTGCCATAGTATTTCTATACTGTGTCATTTCAACTAAAGGATTAGAAGCACCTAATGTTTGTAGTATCTGTTCTTGTTTTTGTGCTATTTGTCCTAGATATTGCATACGCTCTTGTGCAGTTCCATTACCTAGACCTACATTAACTACACAATCCATTCCTGTTTGCCAAACTCTAGGGTCAATAGGAATCCACTCATTGCGTAATCTAACTGTTCGTTCTTTATCTTGGTGTCTAGCAAGTAATTCGTAAATACCTTTAAACAAAGGTTTCATGCCTGTTTCAGCAAATATTCTAGCTATTAATTCTATATGTTGTTGTCCACCTTGAATTGTGGCGCTAACTGCTGAAGCTGTAGAAGATTGTAGAGCATCAGGGTCTAAGCCCATTGACGCTTTAGAAATTCCAGTTCTGTTTTCTTTTACTTCATCTAAGTAATTCAACATAGGAAAACAATCTTTTCCAACAAATGGCATATTAAAAGGTTGTACTGCACCTGCATTTCGTTGACGAATAATACCACCAACTTCTGTATTCATAACATCTTCTATGTTTGCTTGTCCTTCAACAACTGCAACTCTAGGGTGAACACTTAATGCAAGACTATCTAACATAGAACGCATAACCATTGATTTAACTTTTTGTATATCTTCAGTTATATCTGCAATACTGAGTCCAAAGAAAGTGTGTGGCTCTGGGTCAGGGCAGAAAGATACGAAAGGTATTTGGTCACATTTTAAATTCTTTTTAATTTCGTAATTATCACCTACGCAACATAATCTTCTTAGTTCTGCTATGCCATCGCCTGTCATATCTATCTTCATATACGCTTCGACATATTGAACTTTTAAGTTAGCGTCATCTTCTACAGGATTAATACCTGCATCTGAGTAAGTATTTCTTGCTTGATATTCTGCGTTATCGTCTAATTGTGTTTCATAAGGTGTAGCAAACTTCTGAACTTCGTCATAATCGTAGCCCATTTCCACTAAATCAGAAACAGTTAAATATCTTCTGTGAGCAATACAGTAAGCGTCTTCCATTGAAGTAGCATCTCTATCAATCAAAAATTCTTCTGGTGGAACTGATTCAACTCTTACGCAACCATGTTCTTTCTTTCTTGTAACTTTCACATCATGCAGTTGTGGTGTCATCATGCTTTGTTGCATTAACTCAGGAACAACTTCTTCAATTTGTTCTTCTGTTTCAACAACTGCTTCAGGTTGTGGAAAGGCAGGGTCAGGATATGAAACAACTTCTGTTACTTCTACTTCGTCATCTGCTTCTAATACTGCAAGTTCGTTGTCGCTTATTCGTGAATATTCGTAATACTCAGCATGATATGTTGTGTCCCAATAATATTTTAAGATTCCGTTCTTACATAACAACGCATCTTTAAACGCATTGTAAAAAATTGGAAAGCCGTCATTGTCTTGTTGTAATACAATTCTGTTTATGTAGTCTGTAGCCTGTTCAGATAATTTAATATCTTCTTTTCCAAAAGGTACAAACTCAACTACATTTTCGCTTGAGAAGAATATTCGCATAAGACTGGGTAATATATCTGCGATTGTGTCGTGAACATCAAGTGAGATAACTTGGCTTCGCCCATCTTCTTCGTTTCCGAATGGCTTACCCTGATAGTAGTCAATGCTCGTAGCCCGTAATGGTGAAATTGTGTTGTCAATGAAGTCAACAGCGTCATCAAGAGCAGAACCCACAATACCCTGTAGTTCTTCTTCTGACGGTCCTTCATTGTTAAACTCTCCAGTAGCCTCGCCTGACATATCACCTACATCTTGGGCTTCGTAAGTTTCGTCATACTTCATTTGTTTTTTTTCTCTTTTTTTGAAACTTTAGTATTAGTTTTTTTGGTTTCTTTTTTGGTGGCGTAATTTTTATTCAACAATTCCTGAACATCATGTTGAGCATCATATCTCGTAACCATATAGGATTCCTTATTCTGACACTACATATATAGCGTTTCTACTGTTTATTATAATGATTCTGAAAATTTTTCGCAAAGAAGTTATTGAAATACTTAGAGAAAGAGGGGGGGTGTTCTAATATAAGCAATATATTCAAGTTAGTGTGTGGGTATCTAAGCTATATCATGCACTATCACTTAAACGAAGGGGGGGCAAATTCCAGCGTTTTATATAAAAGTTAAGCTATTGAAATAATTGACTTTTTTTTATTTTGTAAATTTGCTGTACTAAATTGACAATTATTTATTAATCTTTAATGCCTCTAAATGTAAATCTTGAGTCGATATATTAACCTTAACATCATTGCCACCACCAGCTTTAAACTGTGAATTGTAAGACCCTGCTTTCCATTTCCTAGTATCTATCTGGAGTTTGGCTTTATTTATTGAATCGCTATCCAAATCCACGCCGTCGGCTATTTCTATAGCCTCTTCCATTGTTTTATGTGCCATTTCCTTTTGTGCCACCTCTCTCACCCGCATAACTTCTCCTTTAAAGTCCCCTTTAAAAGAATCACGAGGTAAGTCCAAATACTTATAAAATACTGACCAAGTTAAACTATCCTTATTTGGTCTGGTGAAGTCAGGTAGTAAAGGACATTTACCTTTAATAATTTGATTAAAAGAATACCCTTCCGCCAATGCTTCTAATAATCTAGCATCTAAAGACTCAAGTCCTATTTCCTTTAAATGATTTAATGCTTTTTTTGTTATCGGTTGTCCTGCCATTTTGATTCGTCCTCATGTAATTAATTAGATTCATAATATAATATTAATTAATAAAAGATTCAATTACTGACTCAAAATAGCAAATTGCATTTCATAGCGTATATATACGCTATTGAAACTTTGCAATCTTGCAATCCTTAAGAGCGTTTAAAAGTGTAAAAGTTATTAAATGCAATCTTGCAATTCTCTAAACTATTGATTTAATTAAACAAATAGAAACCAATGCAATCATTTGCTATAATGCAATCATTCAAAAGTTTATACATAATAGATTGCAAACACTAAAAAACCAATGCAATCTCAAAAGTTATCAACAAAGTTATCAACAGTTATTTTTATTTATTTAAAATTATTATGTAAATTTGTTTGATTTTAATTTGACAGCAACAATTAACTGTGGAATATAGTTAACCAACATTTATTTATTTTTACATTTTTAAGGAGGTTATTATGAATAAATTACAAATCAAAGGTCTTAAAGGTTCAGCGGTTAAAAAAGAGGTTGAGCGTTTTATGTCCGAAAATATTATTGAGATGATGAACCAGTCAGGTTCTAATCACTGGTCAAAAAATTGGTCAGATGGTCAAGCTATGAACCAAGACGGCACGCCGTATAAAGGTTATAACGCTTTAGTGTTACCTTGGGTTAAGCATCAAAATAATTTTAAGTCAGATTATTGGGGAACTTTCAAGAACTGGCAATCCAAAGGATTTAAAGTTCAGAAGGGTGAAAAATCCACCGCAATTATCTTTTCATCACCAATTATTGAAGATGTTGAGGTTGACGGCGTTATGAAGCAAAGGGTCAAATACTTTGTTTATAAGGTTTATAGCGTTTTTAATGCAAGTCAGGTTATCAATATAAAATCAGGTGAACTTGGTGATACTTGCGAACCTTACAGCAATCAAAGACCAACCGATGTTAAGTTTAATATGGACTTAACCCAACAGGTTATAGACTCATANTTAGCNAGTCANAATATTGAACTNAAAGAAGGTGGCAACCGAGCGTTTTACAGTCCTAGCGGTGACTTTATNGGAATGCCAGAAAGGTCATCATTTTTTGTATAATGGCGTAACGGCTGAACATAGTTATAAATCAACATTATTGCACGAGATTGGACATAGCACAGGTCACGAATCAAGACTCAAAAGACCTTTTAACAATATGTTCGGCGATGATGAATATGCCTTTGAGGAATTGATAGCTGAGTTTACCGCCGTCTTTATGTCAGGTCATACTGGTCTTACAGTAAGTCCGCCAATGAACCACGCTAGTTATCTTAAAAGCTGGAATAGAAGATACCGAGAGGATAGCCGATACATTGTTAAAGCTATCTCCAAAGCATCTAAAGCCAGTCAGTTCATTATTGATAATTCATGCCTTGCAGAGCAACAGGAAGAGGAGGTAGCAAAGTCAGCCTAACTGATGAGGATTATATATCCGAAAGCAGGTCTTAACCGACCTGCTCTTAGGCAATAAAGCCAACAACAAAAAAGGAAATATTATGGAAACTTTTACAATAACATTTTTAATAATTTGGGGTGTTATCTTCGCCTCTTGTTTTATAGCTTTGATAGTTCTAGGCATACAGTCTTGTTTTGACTTACCTAGCGATAAATCAGACCAAGCCAGAATAGACGCTTGGGTTGATGCTATGATTAAAATAGGGGAGAAAGACTAATGGGAACTAGATGCAATATAAAAATTAAAACTGGTGATACCACGCTTTGGATTTACAGACATTGGGACGGCTATCCTGCCGAAACGGGTGTTGATTTAGCCACAAAGCTGGTAAATGTTAAAAGCGCCAATGAGTTTATTACCAAATTAATTAATGATGATGCTTATGAGGTAACAACCGAACAGCATGGGGATATAGAATATTTATATAATATTAAATTCTCAAAGAATTGGGGAATTGATATTGGTCCTGTTTGTTTTGAAACCTTAAAAAGGTCTGGTGAAACACCGTCAATCACAAAAGATGAGGACGGTTTTAAACATCTTGATAATTATTACAGGACACAATATGACGAGGACAAAAACCTTAGTTTTAAGTCCTATGATTTATTAGATAATACATCAAAGAGCGAGGTATTAAACAATCTAGGGTATTACTTTAGAGCGGCCCTTAAAATGCAAATTCAAAGTGCCGAGCATCAACTAAAACAAGACGCCTATTTCCATCAATTATCAGACATAGAGGAGGACTAAAAATGGAATATTTAAAATTATTTAATATAAATACCAATCATCAATTAGCACCAGTTTTTAAAGCGGTTCTAAATAGCTTGGAAGACTTTACAAGGTGGGAGATTAAGGAAGATAATGAACTGAATAAGTTATTAGAAAAACCTTTGTCCGACGCTTTACCAGAGATTGAAGCTAATAGAGACCCAGGTCTTAGAAGAAACCTATTGCATATCAACAAAAGAGAACCGGGGAAAGAATCTATTAATTTATTTTCAGTATGGCTTGATACCGAAGAAGAAAATATAGGGCTATCGGTTAATGGTATGCTTTGGGATTATCTTGATGATAGNTANNAAACAGGTCCCTATGCTTCTGAATGGAATGAACTTTTAAATAAGTTTGAATACAATCCATACGGAGAGGGAGATTATAGAATTTACAGTCTAGCTGATGAGGTTTAAGTAACCGAAACCAGGGGATTTATTCCCCTNGTCCTAGACAATTAAGTCTGACAACATAAAGGAAAATATTATGGAAAATAAATTAGAAAAATTAGGTAGAGGTCATTACAGATATAAAGGTTTTGAAATTTGTGATGCTTTTGTTAGTGAGAACCATGACGGTTCAGACCCAATGTTATACCATGAATACAGCGGAATTAAAGACGCTTGTAGGAAACATGGTGCAATTTGTTATATTCAAAAATTAGTTACTTACTGGCAAGGTCGCTGGTATATCAGATTTAATTATTTTGATAATGATGATGCGGACAGAAACACCATAAACCACATTGAATTACACCCTAATACCTATGGCAGACAAACCTTAGATACCGATGAAAAAGGTAGGGTTATTTATTCCGATATTCGTTTTTATTCTACCTTAGAGGAAATCAAAGAAGAAATTGACGACCTCTATGAAGATTATAAAATGGATTTTTTAAGAGACCATGCCAAGAAATTAAAAATGTTTTTTGATATAGACCAAACTGAAGTTGACAATTACACGAATCAAGAATAATTTACATACAGGAAAGGAAAATTATTATGAAAAATAACCGATTAAAAGTCTTAGTAAATGACGGGCTTGGTAATATTACTGTAAAGAATTTTACCAATATTAATGATGCTAACAAATACCACAATTCTATGCACAGAAAATTATATCTCAAAGTAACACCAAGAGGTGAAGCAAGGCCTAATTTATCTGAATTAAAAATAGTGAGGGGGCACCATGAGATTTAAGTTAGAAAATAATTCAAGAGTCATTAAGAAATTAGGTAAAAGATTTAGTGGCTCTTGGGCAAAAGTTAATACCAAAAAATTAAAAAGAAAAGCCAATAAAGGGGTGAGATAATGAAAACATTATATCACGGAACAACAACTAAAAACCTTGATGATATTTTAACTAATGGGTTAAAGCCAAGGCATGATAAACAATCTAATTGGCAAGAATTTCCAAGCCGTAAAGATATGATTTATTTAACCGATAGCTATGCACCTCACTTTGCTTTATGTGCCTATGATGTAGCAGAAAGAAAGTTTGACCCAGTTGTCATTGAGGTTAATGTAAAGTTAGATAGATTATATCCTGATGAGGATTATCTTGAACAAAAGGCAAGAATTGACCCTGAATGGAAAGCGTCTGTTGAAAAAACAACCATTCAAGAAAGAACTAAGTTTTTTAGAGATGAATTATTAAACTATAAAAACTTTGCTGAAGATAGTATAAAGTTTTTAGGTAACGCTTGTTATAAAGGCGTTATAAAACCAAATAATATAAAACGCTATACTGTTTTAGATGCTGAATTAATTATTAGCTATTCAGACCCAACCATAACTTTAGAAAATAAATATTACTGCGGTGATTCATACAAGGATATTTGCAGTCATAAAATATGGCAAAAACCATATTCTAAATTTACAATGTCAACAAACAAAAAGGAGATAGCATGACAAGAAAATTAATTAAAACATACAAAGGTAAATTGTCGGAAGTTACAGCACAAATAAAAGCTGAAGCTGAAGAATATAAAGAACAGGAATTCGCTAAAGAAAATCCTAGTTTTATTAAAGTTAATGACGCCATTGTTAGTCCAAATGAGTTACTGGACAGAATGGTTAAAATGGGCAATATAACTAAAGCTAGAGCCGAAGAACTTAAAAGAACTATTAAATGATTAAGATAATTAAATACGCAATACGCAATTTTTTATGCTTTCGTTTTATGTGGAAGAAAAAGTAATGGGTATTTATCAACAACCAACAGACAAGTTTGAATGTTTTATGTGCAAGAAATTGAAAACTGATTCATGTCCTGTCTGTAATAAACAGACCAATGAATCTTGGAAAATAGCTTTAAGTATGGGAAAGGAAAAGAATAATGGCTAGTGATATTATAAAAAAAAGGAATATTTGCATTAAGTTACATAGAGAAAATAATCATTCTTGGAAATGGTTATTAAGTGCCTCTAAAAAAGAAATTAATTACGAATTTGACTATTTAACTAAAGAAGAAGGGGATAAACCTCTTGAATATTGGGTTAAAACTGTATTGGGAAAGGAAAAGAAATGAAGAAAGAAAAACTGTTTAATTGGAAAGTTAAATTGCAGTTGGTCTTTGTAGTGTTGATGCTAGTGTTAATTAATGCAATAGCGCCAAAGCCATTTGAAAGGCATGACCAAGTGGAATGTATTAACTTAAATGACTGAATATAATATTAGATTAACTATAAGAACCAGCATTGAAAAAGTAGTTGATGCTGACTCGTTAGAACAAGCCGAAGATATAGTGTGGGAAGATTTAATAAACGCTGACCCTAAATATGGTCATTACATACTTACAAGCGGTACAAAAAATTACCAATTATTAAACAAGGAAGACTTTGAAGGAGAGAATAATGAGTAAAAGATTAATACCTGGTAAGACAAGAAATAGTAAAGGCAAAAAGGTATCACACAGGCCAATAAGGGTTAAAGATGTTATTTTTGATGAAGATATTAGAAAGTGGTACAAAAAAAATGACTGAAGAAACATTACTTGAAATAAGTTTAGAAAAAAAACCATTAAGTTTATTAGATAATTTTGCAGATAATTATAGCAAGATATTTCCTCAATTTAATAAAGAAATTATAAAAGAATTTATTAAAAAAGAAAGAAATCAAAATTCAAATTATTTAAAAAACTTACAAGAGGAATGGTACAAAAAAAACTGTAAAGATTTTTCTGGTTATGATGATGATTGGTATTTTGCTGAGGTATGGATATGTTTTATAGAATATAGCCGAAGATATTTAAAAGATATGATAAAACCAAATTCAATAGGCGTTTATCAAACTCATAGTTTTTTAGAAATATCTGATGATATAAAATCTGTTTTAGATTTAGGTTGTGGGATTGGATTTACAACAGCAATTTTATCCAATATGTATCCAAAGGCAAAAATAACAGCCACTAATTTAAAAGATACTAAACAATGGAAATTTTGTAAGCACATTGAAGGGCAATATAATTTTAAATTAATTGATGACTTAAAAAAAATTGAAAACAATCAAGATTTAATATTTGCATCTGAATATTTTGAACATATAGAAAGACCAATAGAGCATTTAAAAGAAGTTTTAAATTTAAACCCTAAATTTTTAGTTTTAGCAAATGCCTTTAACACAAAAGCACATGGTCATTTTGAAAAATATAAACATAATGAAACCGAGATTGACCAAAAAGATATATCTAAAATTTTTAATAATTGTTTAAAGGAAAATAATTATATAAAAATTAAAACAAAATACTGGAACAATAGGCCAAATATTTGGGTTAAAGAAACATTAATTGGAAAAGACAATGACTGAAGAAACATATCAACAACCATTATTTGAGGACATAGAGCAAGAAGACCATTGGGTTAGGCATTGGCAAGGTATGCCTCATTTTCATAGCGAACAAGAAAAAGAACCTGAGATTACAGCAATCTTTAAATTTAGAAATAAAGATGATTTTTTAGAGTTTAAAGATACTGTTCAAGAAAAACTTTATAACAATGAAACAGTATTTATAGGTGAGCAAAGTATTGAAACAAAAAGGGCATGGTACCCTCTTAACGAAAAAGCAAGTAAGTATAGATATGTTAATAGAGATAAAACAATTAACCCTAGATTCCCTATTTATATAGTTAGTAAAGGTAGATATAAAACTAACCCTACAAGCAAAGCATTATACAAAATGGGCGTACCTTTTTATATTGTTGTAGAGGAATTTGAATATGATTTATATGCACAAAACGAATACATAGATAAAGATAATATATTAATATTACCTAAAGGTTATCAAGATGACTATGATGTATTTTGGGANGATGATGACCCGAGAGTTGGGCCAGGGGCCGCTAGAAATTTTGTATGGGACCATAGTATGAATAATGGACATGATTGGCATTGGGTCATGGACGACAACATAGAAAATTTTAAAAGATTAGATAACAGTAAGAAAGTTATTTGCACAAGTGGGAATATGTTTTACGCTTGTGAGGAATTTGTTTTAAGATACAAGAANTTAGCACAAGCTGGTTTACAATANACTTTCTTTGTTCCTAGAGGGCAAAAACGACCAGCTTATAAATTAAACACAAGAATATATAGTTGTTTATTAATAAGAAATGATACAGGCTATCGTTGGCGAGGNAGATATAACGAAGATACAGATTTATCTTTACGAATGTTAAAAGATGGNTGGTGNACCGTTCAGTTTAATTTCTTTTTACAAGGTAAGTTAGGAACGCAGACACTTAGAGGTGGTAACAGTCAAGAATTTTATGACGGCGAAGGAACTAAAAACAAGAGCCAGATGTTAGTTGATATGCACCCTGATGTGGCTGTAAATTCATTTAAGTATGGTCGTTGGCATCATCATGTAAATTATGATAAATTTAGAAACGCAAGATTAATTTTAAAAGATAATTATTTAATGCCGACTGGTGTTAATAATTTTAAAGTTGATTTAGTTAGATTAAAAAAAGATGATGACTTAGAAAGCAAAGAGTTAGATAAGTTAGAGCAAGAAGCAGAAGGAGATAACAATGAGAGTAATTAGTTATGTAAGATTATCGTCTGAAACACAGATTGATAATCAGTCAGCAGATAACCAAAAAGAAGTTAATAATCTTGAGATAAACAAACTAAAAGAAACAAAAGATATAAACCATAATGTTCAAACTGAAGTTGTTGATGATTCAGGTATATCAGGTTTATTAGAGTTTAAAGATAGAAAGTACGGCAAACAATTATTAGAACTAAAAGAAGGTGATTATATATTTGCATCTAACATTGATAGACTTGCTAGAGATAATAGAATTTTTGAAAACTTTATTTATGACTGCAAGGTTAAAGGCGTTAATGTAATAGTACCTAATACAGGCAACATAGCTAAAAGTAAAGTTGGTCTTGAAGCATCACTACACGCCGTTTTTGCCAAAGAATATGCTAGACGAGTTAAAGAAAATTGTAGAACAGGCACAAAAAGAAAAAGACAATTTGCCTATCACGAATTCCCTGCTGTAAAAAATGGCATGGGTGGTAAAGTACCTTATGGTTATAGAAAAGAAGGCTCAGGTAAAGACGCTGATTTTATTAAGTATGTATGGTTAGATGAAGCTATATCTTTAATTAAAAAATTAGCAAGTGAGGGTAAATCTTTAAGAAATATAGCTGAAACAGTTACAGCATCTTTTTCTATGTACGAAGAAGCAAGTTTAACACATCAAACAGTAAATAAAATATTAACCGACTCAGCAGAATATGAAAAAAGTTTAGCAATTAATCAAGAGGTAATGTAATGAAACAAAAAGAACTACAAAAACAAATTGAAAAAGATTTGGATAAGTTAGGGAATAAATATAGCGAAATGGGTGACGAGCAAGAGTTATTTTTTTATTGGCTTACACCTCTGAAACATTTTTAGTTAGTATGATAAAGAATGTTCCAGCTTCTCAATCGTTAATTATTTTTGTAAATATACTTAAAAATATACTTACAAATTTAGTTGACACTTACGCTGTAAAAAAGTAAATTTTAATTGTAAATTCATAATGTTTACAACCTTTATTAAATGTTGAGAACAAGGGCGGTTTAATTACTGCTCTTGTTTTTTTTATGGGTAAGAAAACCTAGCCAAGTCTTACGAGGGTGGGAAGGAAAGATGAAAGAATAACTGCTTGGCTAGGGAAAATAAAAACGCTTTTTCTACATCTAGTGATTATTTTAAACCAAGAAATAGTTAAACAACACCCTTAATATCTCTTACTAAAGGTTGTTTCCAATCTCTTGCATAAGAACCTGAACGAGAAGCAATAGCATCACCTGCCATTAACAGAACTAAAGCATCGGCAACATCAGGTGAACGACCAATTCTTTTCTTTATCTGGTCTTTTGACTCGACTTGTATTTTACCACCAGCAGTAAACTTATATTTAACGCTAATTAAATCAGCAATCATGTATTCATTAGCTGGTAATTTACACATTTTACCCTCTAAAAATGACCTAAACTTAAACCATAATTCACTTCTTAAATTCATGTATGTTTCTTTTTGGCTAGGACTTTCTGCTACATTAATTCCTACAGCGTTTAATCTTCCTATAGCATTAAGACTATCTAAAACACCATAACCCATGCCTATAACATCTATATAGACTTCTATAGGCCTATTTTCTGGTTCTGTAGTATCAAACTCAGCTTGAACTCTACCGCTTAACTCCATTAAATCTAAACGCTTCCATGTTTTGATTTCAGTTATAACATTGCCTTGTTTTTTAACAAGAACTGAACTATCAGCACCATGTCTTGCTACATCTAAAGCCCATATTGTATCAGATACACCATGGTCATTAGGTATCTCTCTTTGTATAGCTGAATCGACTAACTCTAAAGGTATAATAGTATCGTCAGTTTCTTCTGCAAATTCACCTAATACTCTAACTTTATATGCTGAACTTTCTTCACCATATCTCATAGCCATTTCTTCAACAAAATCATCTGATACTCTATCACTATCAAAAGCAGATATATGAAAAGTTTTCCATGCACCTTTTAATTTATTGTGTGTATCGTAAAATAAACCAGAATTTCTTGTTGGGTTACCTAATAAAATTGTGTGAACATTATGTCCTGACATAGAACCGGCCGCTGATTCAAACACTTCTTCAGGAATTCCTGATGCTTCATCACAAAGCAAGATAACTTTACCTTGACTATGAACACCAGCTAACGCTTCAGGCTGTTCTTTTCTTGATGTTCTAGCTGATATAAACGCTTCAGCACTTCTTGATTTTAAAACTACTCTATCACTTTTAACATCAACTAAATCTTGTAATGCTTGTGGCATTTCGCCAATCCATTTTTTTAACTCGGCAAATAAAGCATCAAACAACTGACCACTTGTTGGAGCAGTTACTATAAGTTTACAATCAAGGTGTGTAAGTAAAGTGTGTATTAATATCCAACTTGCTACAGAAGATTTTACCAACACCATGAGCAGAACGAACAGATATTTTTCTTTCGCCAGAAACAATAGCTTTTCATTAACTCAGACTGCCATTTATCTGGATTAATACCTAAAATGTTTTTCACAAAACAATGTAGGTTCTGTTTTGTAGGTTTTAATAAAATCTACAAATGGGTTAGGTTGATTCATTTTATTTATTTTTTAGTTTTTTTCTTTTTCTTTTTTTCTTTTTTCTTTTTTGTAGGTCTTCCTACTTTAGAACCATAAGTACCTTTTCCGTGTGGCATTATTTACTCCTTTTTTTAGTTGTTTTTTTCTTGGTTTTTTTCTTTTTAGATTTCTTTTTCCAACCAGATTTCATATCTGCGTATGCTTTTTTTGATATAGTAGTGTTCTTTTTTGACCTACTTGTACCAGCTTTTTTTCTTTTATTAATATTTTCAACTAAACTCATTTTATCACCATTTTACCTTGTTGGCCCAATAGGCGGCCGACATTTTACCTTTTGCTATATTTTTCCTATGTCTTGCTTTAAAAGATTTTGCTCTTTTTGTCATAGTTTTATCACCAGTTTTACCTTGTTGACCAAAGCGAATTGTTTTTATTTTATCACCTTCTTTAGCAACAACAATATGTGATTTAGTTTTATGACCTGGTGTTCTTTTTGAGTTGTTATAACCACTTACTCCTGCTCTTGTTAGTCTTGAATCTTTTTTATTAGCCATTAATTTAACTTTGTTTTATCGTACTCTATGTGAAAAATACTTTCTCCAAAAGCACTTATTACACCCATACAAGATTTAGCTGATTCAGTAAACTCTTTGTAGCCATGACAATCTCTTGGTGTTTCACAAGCACAGCATCTTGATTCATACTCAAAACAAATTACCTGAGAACAAGAATCAATTATCAAATCTATATAATCAGCTTCAGTAATTTTAATAAAATCATCAAAATCAATAGACTTTTTTATGTCAGTCATAGTGTTTTGTATTATACTACCATTATTTCTTTCCCCATATAATATTACTTATTTCTTTGTTTAATCTGATTAATTGATTGTCAGTTAATTTAACTTTTATACAATTTCTATTACTATTACTTATTATTAAGTATTCTTTGTTTATACTTACACAATCATAATTATTATTTTCTGCCAAATTCAAGATATATTTTCTTCTTTCTTCTTTATTAAAAACTATAGTTTCTAAAAAACTTGTTCTTCATCTGCTGTAATACCAACAGATTCTAATAATTCTTTATTAGTTTTGTTCATCTTTAGGTGCGCCAAACATATTTACAATTAAGTTATCTGCAATTTTTTGCAATTCTTCTTCTGACAAATGTTTATTTTGTTCTTTAACTAAATCATCAAATTCAAGAGTTAATATACCTTTTTCACCGTTTATATCTACTATCTCAAATTCTTCATCTTCAACATTATCTGCATCAATATTATAATTGCTTTGCTTTTTCTTGGAGTCTGACATCTTCTAATTTCCTTATGTTATGTTTTGCTTCTTTTATTAATCGTTCAAGTATAATTGGCGACCTTAATCTACCAAAATGACCATTTGGACTTTCTAAATTAATTATTTTATGATTAAATTTTTCTAATATTATTAACTGTTTTATTAACGATTCTCTTTCGTATTCTAGTTTTACTCTTTTTCTTCTTTCAGCATTTATCTTAGAGTTCATTATAAGTTTCGTAACCATTATAATTTACCTTTTAAATAATTATCTAAAAATTCTCTTTCATCTACACCATCACTTTGAATATAAAAACTATCCGTTCTTTTAGATTTAGAGGGTGCTTTAGTATGACCTCGTTTGCGAATCTTTACCATTGGGCTTCTTTCGGCTTCGTTTTTTTGCAAAACTACACTTTCTTGAGTTGTAAATCGAAAACCACACTTTAAACACTCTCGTCTGCGTCTTATAGAATCATCTGCTTTTCTACTTTCTAGCACCTTACTTTTCTTATGATTACATTTACTACAATTCATTTTAAAAAGGTATCTCATCATCAAAAGGTGTAAAATATTTTTTACTTTCTTCACTGCCTGTAACTTTTACATTACGGCCTTCTATTTGAACGCAATCAAACTTTTCTACCTTTGCTTTTCTAAATATTTCTTTACATTTATTTACTTCGTGTAAAGTTTCTAAAATTTCTGCTATTTCTTTTGTTGAATAAACAATAGCGCCGTCAAGTTTTTCAAATAGAATATCTTTATCAACCTCATGTTTTACAATTAAAAATTCTTTTTTGTTTTCTGAAATTGCTGTCCAATATTCACCTACTGGCGGTGTATGACCAGCTAAACGAACAGCTTTATCTATAGCTAACCAACCTTTTTTCATGTTGTTACACATCTTAACAACAATCTCTGCTTCTACATCATTACTAATAACTTTATTAAATTTATCTTTTGCTCTTTGGAATTTCTTTTTTATTTCATGGTCTGCTAATTCTTCAAGAGTACCAGCACCCCATATCTTTTCCATTTCAATAGCTATTTCATCTACTTGCTGAATATAAGTTGATTTTACTTTTTTATTCCATTTAGCTTCTTTACTTAATTTAACCATATCTTTTCATTCCAAACACCAATTATGTCTTTGTTTTGTAAGCCTAATATACTTCTCTTTAATATCTGATTCTTTTGACTTGTACTCTTTTCAGTCAACTGAGGAAGTACAGAAAACTCTATATGACTTAGTGTTATATATTTCTTTTCACCGACATCTGCATTTATCCAACTTTCTTTTGCTATGTCTGAATCCATTATATTTACAATAGTATCATAAATAAGTTTTTGATTCGCACCTAGCTTTGGTATAAATGGCTTATGAACTTCAGTTATATCTTCTCTAACTTTTTCTAAAGTTACAGAAGTTTCTCCTATTAATGCTCTGGACTCAACTTCAAGAGCAATATCTTCTAAAGACTCAGCGTCTTTTTGTTTTTGTACTTCTAAATGAACATTAGGTTTAGAATATTTACAGAAGATTGAAGTATCAACACCACCTAATAATGCACTAGAACCTCTTAGTCCAGCAGTTTCACTTTTGCCTGAATGATGAATAACTAATACAGCACAGTTAATATTTTCTCTTATGTAGTCGCATGAACTTATAAAAGCACCCATATCACTTGCACTATTTTCATCTGAACCTGCATTAGATAATGCCCTTGCAACCGTATCTACAACTACAAGTTTAAAATCTTTCCCTATGTGATTGATTGTTTTAACTAATTTATCAAGTTCATCTTGGTCTAAAAAGTTAATTGTTTGTGCAAGTAAATGAAAGTTTGGTGTTGTTTCAGGTTTGTTTTTCATCAACCATGCTTTAATTCTTTTCTTTAAACCACCTACACCCTCACTTGCTACATATAAAGTTTTGCCCTCTACTGCTGATAGACCTTGCCAATCTCTGCTTGAAGCTATTGATAGACTCATATCTAAAGCACAGAATGTTTTATAACTAGCTGGTTGCCCATAGATAACTGCAAGACCATTTTCTGGTATTAAATTTTCAATTAAAAACTTTTGATTTTTTAACGCAAGAATATCACCTATAGCCATAGTTGGAAAAACATTAACATCATTTTTATTATAAGGTTCAGCACTTAATATAAGCTGTTCTAAATCACCGCCTTGTTCAATAAAATCTGATATATCTTGTTTTTCAGCAACTTTTCCCTCTAACTTAACAATATGAACGCTCTCAGAAGCCGTTAGAATGGAATTTGCAACCTTCTCTATATGTAAATACCCCGCAGAATCGTTGTCTGGAATTAAAATTACTCGTCTATCTTTAAACCATTTAC